ATGATGTAGTCCATATCCTCGATGCCGGTGTAAACGCCGTCCTGCGGCACGATTTGCTTGGGATGCAGCGTGCTCACCGCCAGCTCGCCGATGGTGTAGTGGGTTCTCTGGGTGTTGTCCCACTCCAGCAAGAAAGCGCCGCCGCCCTGAATGGGCACGGTGCGCTCCATGATGTCGTTCAGCTGCTCAAAAGGAAGTCTGTCCAGCTCGTTGCGCAGCATATCCTCGATGAGTTTGGCCTTGCCCTCATCCTCTTTTCGTCTGGCCGTCACCTTCGGCTTGGGGATATTGCTGTCCGTCTGGGCTTCCACCAGCTCCGCGCAGATGTTGCGCACATGAGGGGTCTTTTTCTTTCGCTCGCCCTGTACGATGGCGCGCACTTCGTTGGTGCCGCGATACAGTGCCTCGCGGTCATCCATCTGGTCTGTCTCGCTCTGGTAGGCGCTCTGGTTGCTCTTCAGCCGCTCCTGCCAGAGATAGAGCTTTTTGCTGTCTTTTTTCATGTCGTCCTCCTATCGCTGCGGTCTGCCCCAGCGCTTAATAAGCATTTCCCGCTCCGCCGGGGATGCGTTTTCGTAGTCCTCCCACTGGGATGCCGTCCACTTCTTCTCCGCGCCCTCCGCCGTCTCTTGGATGTAGCTCTGCTGCGGTCGGATGTAGTGGGCGATGGCAAGGCTCATCACGCAGTCGTCGTGTGCGCCTGCCTCCGCCTCCGGCTTCAGTGTCTCCTCGTTTCTCACAAAAGTCAGCATCTCCTGCAGCGTGGTCTCGTCATTCACGATGGTGATGTCGTCACGGCTGGCCTTGATAAGCTCCGCGATAATCACCGGTCGCGTCTTGGTGTTCGTCAAAAAGCCGAAACTCTGCTTTATCTTGTGGGTATAGTCGTCGATACTCTCCCGCACATACTGCTTTGGATACCGCAGCCGCTCCAGCTCCATCACCGGGTAGGTGGAGAAGTTGGTCTCTATGCCGATAAGCGCCGTGTTGTAGTAAATGCCGAGGCAGTAGACCTGCCGCGCAAATACATCCTCGTCGAACTTGCCCCGCAGCTGCGCCACCTGCACGCCGGTGCGGTTGTCCAGCACCTGTGCCACGAAGCTGTCGCTGCCTTCTCCTGCCGTATCCGCGCCGATAACATAGGGCACGCCCTTCTCCGGCTGGGAATAAATGCGAACGCAGCCCGCTCTGGCATCGTCCGTCCATCGGATGTCGTCCAGCTTCAGGCCGTTGTCTCCATACTCGAACAATCCCACCTTCTGGGGCTGCTTTATCTCCTGCAGCCGCTTCGCCACAGCCTTGCGGTCAAAGACGGTCTTGCCGGTCACGCCCCACATTCCGAGGCAGTAGACCATGTAGTAATACTCGTCCGTCTCCTTGAAGGCCTCCAGCGTCTGGATGGCCTCCTGTGGCAGAAAGCGGTTGTCCTTGTAGGTGCTCTCGTGGGTTCTGGTTCTGGCGATGGCCTTCTCCCGCTCCGCCGGGTCTTTGATGTCGAAGTCGAAGAAGCGCCTCTTCAGCCAGTGCATGATGCTGATGGGGTTGAAGGTGATGATAATTTGCAGATAGTATGGGAACTCCGTGCGCAGTCGGATGTCCAGCTGGTTGAAGTCGCTCTCCAGCACCTCGCTGGCCTCTTCAATCCAGATGCCCGTGATGTTGTAGATGGATTTCAGCTTTTCCACATCGTCGAGGCCTGCGAAGATAATCTCGCTGCCGTTGATGAAGCGGATATACATATCGCTGCCTTTGCCGCGCGGGATATAGGCGATGTGCTCTGCGTAGTGCTCGTAGGCTTGGTTCTTCAGCTGCTCGAAGCAGCTCTCGCGCAGTGTCTTCGCCACCTTTCGCACCACCAGCCACCGGTGCCCCGGCTCCGATGTCACCCGCTCCAGTATCTTGCGGCCTGCGAAGATGCTCTTGCCGCTGCCGCCGCCGCCTTTCAGCACCAGATACCGGTGCTCATCCTCGAACAGCGGCATGAAGGTCTCGTTGTTGGTCTCCCGCAGGTTTTTGTACCATAGGGCGATTTCATACAGGCGGTCTATCTCTGCCCGCTGCTTTTTGTTCACGCCTCCTCACCGTCCTCGCCGTCCTCACCGGCGAGGGCTGCGGCGCGTGCAGCCTGCTCAGCGCTGATGAACGCCAGCTTTTCCTTGATGCTCATGCCCTCCGTCGCCATGGTCTTGCGGGTCTCCTTGCCCAGCTCCACCTCCTGCTTCTGCTTCCAGCCGTAGTTGTTCTGCAGGTTGAAGATGATGCCCTGCAGTCCCTTCTCACGGGTCAGCAGCTGCTCCTCCAGATAGGCCTCGATGCGTGCCCGTGCATCCGCCGTCACGCCGCGAAACTCCGGATGAAGCTCCGGGTCTGCGTAGTTTTGCCATGTGCTCCGGTCGATGCCCAGATACAGGCACATGGAGCTGATGGATGGCGGCACAACGAACTGCACCACCATGATGTCCTCGCCGTCGTCGTTTTTTACGACAGCTCCGGTCAAATCTCTGGCCGGAATCGTCCTGCTGATGCTGCGGAAGTACTTATCCACCGCTTCTCTCAGGCTCTTTTTCGTGTATTTTTTCGGCCTTCCGGCTGCCATGCGCGCCACCTCCTTTTCCGGCGCATATAAGGTTCCCGCGCGTGCGTGCGCGCATCGTGCGCGCTTGTCGTGGGGAAAAATTCAAATTCAGTGTGAATCTGCCCCTGTCCCGCCCTGCCAGCGTATCCTATACCGGCACCGCAGACGGCTCTCTGCCCGCCTGCCTATGTTCACGCATACACGGTAACACAAAAGTTGCGTCACGGAGTGCCATCTTTTCCGGGCATAAAAAGAGCGAGGATGGTCTTGCCATCCCCGCTTCTTCATAGCCGTTCCGGGAAGTTTTCGTAGTATTTCCTGACGCAGCGATACAGTGTGTTTTTGCTGATGTAATGCTTCATGCACAGCGCCGTCGCCGTCGCATCCGTGGTCACGAACTCAAACAGCGCCTGATAGTGCTCGCCGCCGTGTTCGGTGCACAGGTTCAGTATCTTCCGCTGTGCATCCGGCTGTAGTTCTTTGTAAAGGCGTGAGGTGAAGTAGATATACCCTTGTCGGTTGTAATCTACCTTCACGCCGCTTTTGAATCGAAACATCGCCCTCACGCCTCCTGCTTCGTTACGCGCCGAGGAAGCTCTCGCGTATCTTCCCGCCAGCTACCTCGAACTCTACCGTGTGATACCTTCCGGCCGGATGGATGTATACCACCGTCCCGGTCAGCATCTTCTTATGCTTACCTTTGCCGCTCTCTTCGTAATGTCCGAAGGTCTCCGGCATCCGCTGTGCCTTGTCGCCGATTTTCACAGAGCTTTTCCTCCGTGCCGGTAAGGTCTGGTCTTGTTGTACTCATGCTTCAGGCTCATCAGTGCATCCACATCCACGCCCTCTTTGCCGCACCAGTCCAGAATACGGATGATGCAGTCCAGCATCTCGATGGCGATGCCCTCCGGCTTGCATCCGGTCTTGCCCAGTTCCGCCACATCCTCGCAGATGTTCTCATGCTCGCAGTGCCCGCAGCAGCCGTATACCATCGGCTTCCCGCTGCGATATTCCTCCAGCGCCTCCGAAAGCTCGCTGTGGCACAGCGCAACGATGTCGCCGAAGCTGCGCTCCTCATCCCACCAGCCATGCTCCACCGCGTTCTGATGGATTTCTTCTGCCCACTGCTTCAGGGTTTTCTTCTCGTCCATTGTTTAGACCTCCCGTATCTCGATATTGTATTTTTCCAGCATCAGCTTTCGCTTGATGATGTACTCCTTTGTTCGTGTGGCTCTGCTTTTCACATCCTCCACCACCGGCACCCAGCTCTCGCAGGGAAAGCCCAGCTCCGCCGCCGTCCGTTCCGATTCAAAGTCCCGCTCGTCATAGCAGAAGTCTGCCCGGTATCGGATGGCGCGCACCCGCTTGCCCTCTGTGGTGGTGTAGGCCTCCTGCAGCGTGAAGTCCTGCTGCAGCCGCAGCTTCCGAATCTCACCCGCATGAAGGCGCGCAAGCAAAGCCTCATAGCGTCGCGCTTCTTTCTTGCTGTCAAAGCGGATGCCATGTTGCTCTGTCTTCTCGTTGTGATATTTCTGCCCTTTTCGGCGCAGTTCTTCCTCCTGCAGCTGCTTCAGCGCCTGTTGTTGCGCCCGCAGCGGCAGGTCTTCTAACCGGATGCCCAGCGTCACCGCCTCCTTCGCATCTCGAAGTGGATGTAGATTCCCCGGTTGATGTTGTTTTGCGTATAGACAGCCTCCACCAGCTCGAAGTCCGGATACCGTTCCTCAAAGTACTGGTAGGCACTTTTGCTGTCGATGGCCTCTTTGATTTCTGCGATGTCATCCATGTTCAACTGTCCGTCATACTGGGCAGCCTCCGGGATGTCAAGGTTTCTGCTCTGGTTCCAGCGCTTGAAGAAGTGCTTGTCCTTTGCGATGTAGCGGGCAAGTCCTGTCACGCCGTCCTCCTCAAACTGCAGTCTCTTGCTGTTTGCATATCCTCTGCCCCAGAGCTTTTCTATCTCGTCTCGGTCGTATCCTCCGTTGATGATGAGGTGGTGGTGCACTCTTCCGGTCTTCTTTCCGTATTCCGTGCAGCTGATGTACTTCAGCTCTTTTCCTGCTTTTTTATAACGGCGCTTCAGTCTCTTGATGAAATTGCCCAGCACCCGCAGAGCATCGGCTTCGTTTTCCGGTTCCTCTCCGTTCCGGTAGGTCAGATGCAGAGCGATGTCATTCTCTGTGAAGTTGTTATGTACCAGCCGGGTCAGCTTCTTTTCCGCGTTCCTCTGGTTCAGCTTCGCCTGTATCTCGCTGGTCGGCTTGCATCTCTTCCTTCTGGCTCCCGGCTTCTGAAATACAGGATATATGTCCGCGTCCATGTACTCTCCGCAGACATATACCTGCTCTCTGTTGAAGGTTTTGCCTTTATACATCCCGGTGCCTCCCTCTGTGAGAATAGATGGTCGCTTAGTTAAGATTGGTTACAAGCCTTAATTCGCGCGTGCGCGCGCGAATATATATAAGTATGGTTTCAGTTTTTGGCGGCAAAGATTGATTTTCCCGCCAGCCTGCCATCATCAGTGCAGGTAGGCCATCTCCTGCAGACCGGGCGCTGCGCCCGGTTTCGGCTTTGTGATTTCTTGCGGTATCTCAGCTCTCCAGCTTCACGATGTCGCAGTCGTGGGCGATGAGTGTCCACCGCTCATGCCACTGCATCGCTGCCGCCGTCAGTGCGCGCAGCCTGTCGATAGCCTGCACCTCCACGGTGCCATGCTCCGGATGCGTTACGCTCCACCGGTATTTCTTTTCACTCATCGCTTACAGCTCCTTTCCCACGCGCGCACAGGCGCGTGGATGATATAGATGTCTGATTAAAGGCAGAAGCCGAAGGCCACGCCATACGAGTTGGACGCGGTGTAGTTGCCGGCGTCGCCGCTGCTGCTGACACAACAGAAGTAGGTCGAGTTGCTGCCACGCGGCGAGCGAAGCCAGTACCACCATGTACCGTGTTCTCCCTGTTCCTTCACCCGGCTCTTCTCCGAGGTGTAGAGCTGGAACTGCTCATCGCCGGTATCGGCCGGTGCCCAGTCTTCCGCGCCCTCTTTGCCGAACATCTCCGTGAAAGAAGGCAGCCACAGCTTGTCCTCCGTCTCCACCACTGCGCCGTCCAGTGTCTGACGAATTGTGCGCGGCACGATGATTTCCTGCAGCGCATCCGGCATCATGTGGAAGATGGTGCCGTTCAGCCACTCCCGCATAAAGCTGTCTCTCCAGCCACCTGCGTTTGTCAGCTTTTTGTTCATGGGCTTTTCGTCCTTCATGCAGTCCTTCAGCACGAAGCAGGGGCGCTCCCGCATATCCGCCAGCTCGAAGGTCACATTCTCGCCGGTCTTCAGCTGGCATTTCAGCTCATCGCCCACCTGCAGCAGCTCGCCCAGCTTGCCCTCTCCAGCCAGCGTCTGGATGAGCGTCCAGCTGGCAGGCTCTTCTCGTTTCCGGATGATGATTGCGTTACTCATGGTCTTTTCCTCCCGTAGTTTCGCCGTAGCGTTCCTCCCACGGCACGAAGTATTTGCCGCACACCCTGCGCAGCTCTTGGTCTACCTTGCCCTTGCTGTACCAGATTTGCTTATCCTCCGCCGCATCGCTCAGTACCATCTCTGCGTACTGCATGAATGTGGCATCGTAGGCATCGCTCAGCCGCTTCAGCCGCTCCTCGCCGAAGCCGAAGGCCTCGTGCGCCGCCAGCAGCATCATGTCCTTGCACTGCTGGATGGTGAAGTTCCGCGCCTGTGCCTCCGCCGCCCGTATCTCCACCGCCTTTTTCAGCTGCTGCTGTGCCAGCCATTTGTTCTTGATAGCCATACGCTCACATCTCCTTCAATTCCCAGAAGTCTCCCTCCACGAACACCTCCGCCGCGAAGTGTGTGCACGCGCTGCACGGCCGCGTCAGTGCGTTCTCCGGTTTGTTGTGTGCGCAGTATTGGCAGTCGCCGCGCACGCTGTCTACCAGCGCCAGCATCCGCTCGATGGCGGCATCGTAGTCCGCCTCCAGCCGCTCCACGCAGTCGGCGCAGCCCTCGTCGCCGTATGGACAGCCGTGGTGCTCCTCTGTGGTGCATACCCGCTTCCCGCAGGCGTTCACCAGCGCCACGATTTCCCGCTCGCTCAGCTTACTCATAGCAGCCTCCCGCCGTTTCCGCCGAGTTGGTCGTGATGTCCAGCCGCTTTCCCGCCGGTTCCCGGTGCTGCGCGCCGCATTTGTTGCAGGTGTAGGAAAGGCCGCCGGTGTCCGCTCCGCTCAGTTCCCACTCGTGGTCACAGGCCAGCTGGCTCAGCTGCATCTCCGCCGCGCCCATGTTCTGCTGCAGCTCTCCGCCGCAGGCAGCGTACCCGGCGAGGTCTATCCAGTTGTCATCCTTGCCGTGCCCGGTGGCGATGCGGGCGATTTTCAACAGCCCCAGCAGCGCCGCCACATCCTCCGGCACGATGGTCACGATGGTGTCGGTGCCCACGCATTTCTCCTTGATGTAGACCTCCCACAGCTCGCCGATGACCTTAAAGCTGTTTTCCGGTGTGCCGTAGTCCTGCTCCCGCTGGCCGCATACGCAGTGCTCCGCCGCCGCCAAAATCTCTTTTCTATTCACGGCTCAGTCCTCCGTATTCAGCACCGCGATGTTTGCCATCACGCTTGCGGTCGCCCACTCCATAGAAAGCAGCAGCGCGCTCCTCTGGAACTCGTTGCTCAGAGCGCAGAAGGCATCCTCATTGTGGTCTTTCACCGCGCTCCACATATCCTTGTGCAAATCCTTGATGGTCTTCATCCGTGTCTCGATGTTCTCGATGTTTTCCTTCAGCAGTGCCCATGCCTCCCGGTCGCTGGCAAATCCGCGTCCTCGCTCCTTCAGTGTCTGCTCCAGCAGTTCCGTGGTAGTCGCCTGCATATTGCCCAGCAGCCTACCCTGCGCGTTCAGATTGCTCATGCTCATTTCCTCCTTGATGTTTTAGAATAGGTGGTATTGTAGGTCATCATCGAGCTGCGCCCAGCGGAATCTTGTATCCCCCGGCCGCAGCAGGTTTTCGTCTTCCAGTTGGAATCTCCGGTCAAAGTCATGCACCGTGCGGCCGTCCGGATGGAAGTTCACAGGGCTGTCTTTGTCCCACTTCATCAGCAGTTTCCACAGGTGCGGATAGTTCTTTCTGAGCTGCCGGAGCTGGTTCACTCCTTGATTGTGGCACATCCAGCATCCATCTCTGCAACTGGTCTCGTAGCTCGGCGCGAGGATGCCTTCATATTCACAGTGCAGTCCGCACAAATCCTCTTCTATGCCAAACTCCACCAGCGGTGCTCTTTTTCTTTCGCTCAGCTGGTTAAACCGCTTTGGCTCGTCCGCCGCGATGCCCAGATATTCCACGATATTTTTACCGCCCCTCGTGGCGGGGCTATCGGAAAACCATCTTGTTTTGAGCTTGGTGCACCAGTTTCCCTTTCTTCGCAGGGATACTGGGAAGCCGTATATAGTCGATTTTGAGCTTTTTGCACCAGCTTCCGATTTGCGCAGGAAAACCTTGGATGCGCTCTGGTCGCGCTGCGTTTGAGGTCTGACTGGCACCACTTCTGCCACAGTGTGGGGAATCCGAGTATCGTCCCTTGTTTCCAGCGTGCCCCCCCCCGCATCTTTCGGCCTGCGGTTGGGGATGTGGTAAAACAGTTTCTCGTATGTGACCTTCTCGCCATTCCGCATAGCGCACAGATGCTCTACCTCGATGCGGTACTTGCGCCAGATATACTCGTCTGCCATTTCCTTGAACTTCACCATCTCCGGGTGCTCGCCCCTTATGGTGTCAGTCGCCCAGATGTCTGTTGTTGTTATCCTGTCGAGACGAAGACCGCGAGATACGATGACATCCAGCATTTTCAAACTGTCCTTGCCGTGACTGATGCGGGCGATATATTGGAATTGCTCATCCCGTATATGCAACGCCTCATCTCTCTGCGCCTCGTCCATCTTCGCTCACCGCATCCTTTTCAGTGCTTCCTCCGCCGCCGGGTTGAGCCACAGGCACTCCGTTTTCTTTGCGCCCCGCTCCGCCGTGGTGTTCTTTGTTCTCATGTTCCACCCCAGAAGCAGCTCTCGGTACATTTCACTGTCATACCCGGACAGCAGCACCATTCCCTCATGTTCCTGCAGGGCGCGTAGCAGCTCTATATGAGCGGCATCCGTCATCTCGCAGGTGTATGATTTGAGGTGCGCCGTCCTCGTCGCGTGCACATACGGCGGGTCTGCGTATATCAGCACCTCGCTGCCGTTGTGCGCGCGAATGACATCCACCGCCGGTTTGTTTTCGATTTGCGCGTCCAGCAATCTGACAGCCGCAGCCTGTATCACCTGCGGAACTCTCGCCCAGAGCTTCGTGTTATCCGGGCCAGAGTTTTTTGTCTTCCCCGTTGTGTGCCGCCATCCGTTGCTCTTGTATGGAGCTGCGCCGAATGTCATCCAGCATCTGACCGCGAACTTCCGCGCCCGCTCCACTGGGTCGTCATTTTCTCCCGCCGCGTATGCCGCGTCTCTTTCGTCTCGTGCCCACGGTGTCAGCGATATGGCCGCTGCCAGTTCCTCCGGCCGCTCTCTGCACACACAAAAGAAGTTCACCACTTCTCCGTCGAGGTCGTTGATGGTCTCGATTCTCGCTTTTTCTTTGTTAAAAAACACCGCGCCGGAGCCGAAGAACGGCTCCAGATAGCTCTCGTGCGGTGGTATGTGCTCGATAATCCACGGTGCGAGCCTCCACTTTGCGCCCGGATACTTCAAAATCGCATCCATCTCATCACTCCTCATAAGGCGACGGCAGGCTCCAGTCCCACACTGTCCCGCCGTCCCATTCCGTCCGGAAATGGTTGTGTTTCCCGTCGCCGCCGAAGAACAGATACTCCGCAGGCAGCACTCTGCCCACATCTTCCGCGCCGGTCTTTTCTTCCACCCATCGCTCGATGACATCCAGCGCGAGGTCGTAAAGCTCCGGCAGTACCGGATGCTCCGCGTCGTAACCGTGGAACTGTCTGTTCTGCGTCACCACGCCGATGATGTCGTCCGGATAAAACGGGTCTGTGCTGTCCACCCGGTTCAGGATGCACCACGCAACAGCCGCCCGCTCCGTGGTGCTGCACACCATCGCTTCGCCGTACATGGTCTTTGCGATGTATGCCGCCTCTTCGCCCCACCAGTCCTCGAAGGTAGGCTCCGGCAGCACAGCGTACTCCGTGGCCGGTATGTCGTCTCCCGGAATACGCCCGTCGTTTTCTATCACCGCCTCCAGCTTGCCGATTTCCACATCTTCCACAGGCGGTATGTAGATTTCC